CATCTAGCTAGAACGTTTGGTCGTAGTGCGAGGAACATTACTCGTTCTATGATGTATCAACAAATATTCCGTACCACATTGGCGAAGGATTCGGGGACAGCAGCATCGGATTGGGCGTTGGATAACGGGAATGCTTATGTTGCTGCAGGCGTGAATGGAGGGGTTACAGGATTGGGAGCAAGCGTGTTCCTGGTTGATGATCCAATCAAGGATCGTAAACAAGCCAACAGTGCTGTGTATCGTGAGTCGCTCAAGGATTGGTTTAAGGAAGTCGCGCTTACACGATTGACGCCTAATGGATCAATCGTGATTATCATGACCCGTTGGCACCACGATGATTTGGTTGGATGGTTGTTGGCGAATGGTGAAGCAGACGAATGGATCATATTGAAGTTTCCCGCGATAAGAACGGAAGAATCTAATGGTGATGGTCAATATGAATACGACATCCGGGAGCCTGGGGAGGCATTGTGGCCGGAACGTTATGGATTGGATAAGCTTGAACGTCGGCGCGAGGAGATGGGTTTTTTATCATTCAATTGTCTATATCAACAGGATCCACAAATGGGGGATGATGTTATATTTAAGATTGAGGATTTTGTCCGCGACTTTGAACTAAATGATCTACCTACATTCAAACGTATAATCTCGTCATGGGATACAGCATTCGAGGCTAAGAAGACAGCTGATTATAGCGTTGGCACGGTGTGGGGTGAAACTGAGACTGCTTATTATTTGTTGGATGTGGTTCGAGGACGTTGGCGTTTTCCCCAGTTACGCAAGAAAATGGTCGAGACGCATAAGCGTTGGAATGAGGATGCAGTATTGATTGAATCGAAAGCGAGTGGGAAGGATTTGTTGTATGCCTTACAGGACGAGACAAATCTTCCTGTTCAACCCGTTAATCCTGTAGTAGATAAGATTTCACGGGCGTCGGCGGTAAGTGGAAGGTTTGAAGCGGGCAGGGTTCATGTCCCAATTTCAGCGCCGTGGCTTAATGCGTATCTTACCGAGATGGAACATTTCCCTGCCGGTGGATTTGACGACCAAGTCGATAGTACAACACAAGCAATACGATGGCTTTCACGTTATGCGGGAGCTGCGGCAGATAGTGCATAGGAGGTTATTATGGAAGTGTACCGAAGAAAAGTGGTTGAAGTTGAAGCAATGCAATTAGAGGAAACTATGGAAATTAAAATTGAGGGAAAAACAATTATTGGGAAGAAACACGATTGGTTGGTAGTTGATCCGGATAACTCTATGCAAATGTTGTCCGATAAAGCATTCCAAGAAAACTATGAAAAAATATAAGGGATAAATCTTATGTCATTAAGAGAACGATTAGGACAGTGGCTGTTAAAAACCATCGACATAGATGGTGGGTTGCGTTCATCTTGGGATTCTGTTGATTGGTCAACAGACAATTATCTGTCTCTTTCAAAAGAAGGGTACGAGCATTGCGCCACTGTTTATCGATGTATTGATGTTATTGCCAAACCTGCATCAAGTGTTTTATTCGGCGTATTTCAAGAAGAAGATGATGGTTTGGAGATAGTTCCGAAACATCCCTTTATCGAATTGCTCAAGCGTCCTAATCCATTAATGGGCCGTTCTGCAATGTTGAAATATTGGGCCATGAGTTTTCTTTTAGGTGGAGAGGCGTTTCTATTTGGTAATGTTTTGGAAAGCAGTGGGGAACTTTGCGAAATATGGCCGATTCCTAATTATCAAATAGAGCCGGTTTGGAGCACAACAACGTATGGTGAGATTTCTCATTTTACATGGTCAAACGATATTGAGACACGTAATTTATCTACAGAGCAGGTACTGTATTGCTGGCTTCCGAATCCACGGGATTTTCGTAATCCAATGTCACCGTTGAAAGCTGCTGCTCAGGAAGTGGATATTCAGAACGATGGATTGAAGTGGAATCTAAGTTTATTGAGAAGTAGTGTTAAGTCTCCGTTCTACGTGGGATTGGATAGTAAAAGTGAAATGACATTAAGTGATACTCATGTTACAGATATAAAGCGTTCCCTCAAAACGGAATATGCCGGCGCATCTAATGCGGGTAGAGTTCCCATTTTAAAGATTCCGGGCCTTATGATGAAATCTTATGGGTGGAACCCACACGATTTAGATTGGTTAAACGCATTAGATAAAACAGATGTGAGAATAGCTAACGTATTTGCTGTGCCTCCTGAGTTGATTGGTGCGCAAAAGACTTATGAGAATTTCGAGGTTGCACAGCGTGTGCTATACACAAATGCCATTCTTCCATTGCTCGAATATCTCGCGGACGAATTGAGTAATTGGAAGATTGTTGGGTTAATTGAAAATGAATTAATTGATATACGGCGCGAGCGTATAAAAGCATTGCAAGAAGACCAGGACGACATAGCAAAACGTGCTAGTGAGTTAGTTGACCGTGGAATAATAACACGCAATGAAGCGCGCCGGGATTTAAAATATTCATTATCTGACGACCCTATGGCGGATGTATTGACCGTAACAAAAGAGGTAGCAACGCTCGGCGCTGCACCGTTTAATATTGGAACGGAGACAATCGATGCCGACGGCGAATAAACAATTACTACGAATCATGAATCGCGGAGAATGGTCAGTACGCGCAACTCTCCTCCAGTTGTGGGAGCAGCAACGGCGTGGATTACCTTACGTGGTTATAAGAGACAATGGAAGTATTCCGGCGGAACTGATAGATAGATGGGAAAATGAATATATAAAATGGTTTGAGGGTTTGGATAAAATTTGGAGGTATGCGTGGATACGAGCAATCGAGTTGATAGAAATAAAACAAACGGCAACTGAATTTTACGATGATTTTATTTTGGAAAGGGGTTTTTATGTGGGGCATGAATTGGCAAATGTTGCGGCCGAAGCGACTGCAGCGACGCTTAATACGTATAGTACAGGTTCTTGGGGAAAGCTAAAACGCGAATTAAAAAAGTCTATAGGATTACAACCTAAACAGATTACCGCATTACAAAAACAGTCGGCTGTGCTTATTAAACTTTATGGCGAAGAACGAGCATCAATATTGATTGAACGCTTATACCAGAAGAAATTAAATTACCGGGCGCAATTGATAGCAAGAACAGAAATGTCCAATGCTGTTAATAGAGCACAAATGGCGAGTATGCGAGAGCGTATTACTGCGGGCGAGCAATCGGCTGACACTGAAAAGAGATGGAGCACAGTTGGGGATAATAGAGTAAGCCTGGGATGTCAAGAAAACGAAAGCGATGGATGGATTTCTTTGAATGATCCATTCGCGAGTGGACATGAAGCCCCGCCCCGTTTTCCAGGATGTAGGTGTGGGTTGCAATACAGAGCGGCAAGGAGGTAAATTATGGAATGGGAAAACTTTACTCAGGTACCATTTGAGGTTAAAACACTTGAGGAGCAGTCAGATAGATACGAGTTTAAAGGATATGCTTCTATTTTTAATATCCCTGATAAAATATCAGATATTGTGTTGCCCGGAGCATTCAAGCGCACTATCGATCATCATGAAGGTAAGTTTCCATTGTGCTGGATGCACGATAGGAAAATGATCATAGGGGAAGCGAATGTTCAGGAAGATTCTAAAGGATTGCTGGTTAATCCTGGGCATCTGATTAAAGGTGTAAGCAATGCTGAAGACGCATATAAACTGATGAAGGCCAAAATAATAAATGGAATGAGCTTTGCATTTCGACCAATTAAAAAAACATACGAAGGTAAGTTTCGCAAACTTGTAGAAGTCGCCGTTGGTGAAATTACGCTCGGCCCGAGGAATATGATATGCCACCCAGATGCACTAGTTACCTCGGTTAAATTCGAGGATCAATTTTCCGCGATGTTTGCTAGATTGACGGAGGAAATGTTTGAGAAAAAAATATGGGAAGACGAAGAAGGTTGGACTGAAATAAGGTATCGCAAACGTAATCCAGATGATTTCACACGCATCCGTGCATGGTGGCTTAAGGAGGATTCAATACGAGCTCTCGGCGGGCCGCTTAAGGGAACAGGGGCAACCGCGATTCAAGCCTTGCGATTTCAAAAGAAGGCTGGATGGAATTTGGATAAAGCGAAGGCATGGATTGAAGAACATCCCGATCTTAAATTCCATGAGATAATCGGAACGGTTCAATTTGCTATGGCCGATTCAATAGAGGAAATAAAGAATTTTAATCCGGGCTCGACTGCGTAGTCCCCTGGATAAGGTGCCACTCGGATATAGAATCCGACTCGGATAGCCTGGAGAAACCCGTAAACTTTTCTCCAGAAATATGCAACAAAAAATCGATAGGAGGAATAAACAAAATGGAATGGGAAGTTAAACTAAAAGAAGCTTTTTCTGAGCAAGCGAAGCTTTGGGAGGAATATAAAAGCTCTATAAGCACCGATCTTAAGGACGGTAAGGAGCTTTCCTCCCAGACTAAGGAAAAAGTGGAGAAAATGGAAATAAAGTTCGCAGAGCTTGAGACTACAATCCAGACGGCGACAAAGGCTATCGAGGAGAAAAAAGCTGTGGACGAGGCAATGGATAAAAAGCTAAAAGACTTTGAAGCACGTCTACAGCGCAGCGGAAGCAATGGCGCACGCGCAGAGAAAAAGAATTTTGTTGTTCCAGAGCTCTACAATATGGCTGTTGATTCACAGGCCGAGGAGAAAGCAGCTAACACGTGGAAAGCTCTGCAGTTTCCTGGTAGAGTAACAATGGAAGAGAAAGCTCTTTCATACGGAGACCCGGAAACAGGTGGATACCTCGGCACCCCTGAATTGGTCAATGAAATCATAAAGGAAATGCGGGAAGTCACCCCGGTAATGCAGGTGGCTAAAGTGCGAACTACAAGTGCAAATCAAATCGACGTTCCAAAGAAAACGGGAACTATAACAGCAAAGCGGCGCGGCGAGCAGGAAGCAAAAACTGCAACTGAAGGATTGACCTACGGGTTGGTTACAATGCCTCTTCCAGAAATGTACTGCTACCTCGACGTTACCGAGATGGATTTGGAAGATACGATGTTTAACCTCGAG